TGCAACTCTGTCTCGCGCAAGAAGCAGCCAAAGTTGCAAAGAAACCGTCATGACTTGCCGCGATTAGAAACGATTGTCTCAGACGCTGTCGGCTCGTACGGCCCGGCTGTGACAAAGTGGGCCGCTGACTACCTGCACGTGCAGCTCATGCCCTGGCAGCAGCACGTTTTGCAGCAGCAGTTGAGCTACGACAAAGACGGTCGCTGGTGCAACCGCACTGCGCTTATGTCGACCGCGCGACAACAGGGCAAGAGCGTCTGCATCGCGGCGACTGTCGGCTGGCTGCTGACTGAGTACGCGCAGATCGTGAAGCGGCCTGTCAAGATCGTGACGTTTGCGCACCGTCTTGACATTGCCGTGTCGCTGTTCCAAGACCTGGCGCCTGTGCTTGAGGCTAGGTTTGCAGCGACGCCTACCTGGTCGTACGGTCGCACCGAAATAACGCTGAAGGGCAGCAAGTGGCTCGTGAAAGCTGCGCGACCGGCAGCGCCGCACGGCCTGGCGGGTGTTGACGTGCTGATCGGTGACGAGCTGTGGGGCGTTGACAGCGACACGCTTGACATTGGCTTTATGCCGACGCAGCGCGCAGTGCCCAATCCGCTCGCGGTGTTCTACTCGACGGCCGGCACAGAGCAGTCGATTGCGATGTTGCGTTGGCGTGAGCAGGGCATACGCGCGATTGACACAGGCGAAGACGTAGGCATTTACTTTGCCGAATGGTCGCCGCCGCCTGACCTAGACCCGATGACGCCTGAGGCGTGGGCGTACGCAAACCCGGCGCTGGGTCACACCATAAGCGTGCAGTCTCTGGAGGCAGAGTCGCACGCGCCTAACCGCGCGGCGTTTTTGCGCTCGAGCGTCAACCTGTGGATACAAACAGATCAGTCGTGGCTGCCGCCTGGCCTGTTCCAAGAGCTGCGCGCAGACTCGCCACCGCTGCCAGGCGGCGTCATGGCTGTTGAGGTCAGCATGGATGACGGCAGGTACGTCGGCGTGCGCTGCAACGTCAACGCGCAAGGGCAGTTGACCGCGACCGTCGCATTCATGGTCGACACAATCGCAGCCTGTTGGCAGGCGATTGACGCGCAGCTGCAGGCCAACCCGCAGCTCGTACTTGCGATTACGCCGACGCTTGACGTGTCGTGCCCTACGCCGCTGCAACACAAACGCCTGATTGTCGGCTACCAGGAGATTTGCCGGTGGACTGCCGTCGTGCGCCAGATGCTGCACGAGAAACAACTGCATCACACGGGCGAGACGATGCTGGCTGAGCATGTCGGTCGTGCCGTAGCGGTACGCACCACAGGCGCGATTGCGTTGTCGTCAACGAAGTCGCCAGGGCCGATCGAGCTGGCACGCTGCCTGGTGTGGGCGGCAGGCATTAGCAGCCGCCCGGCGCCAGCCGTTAGACGCGCCGTACTTGGCACCGCTAAGCCACGTCGCGTGGCGTAACATTTAGCGCATGGCACTGTTCAGCAAAAAAGACGCACCGATTGTCAAGGCTGCTGCAGGCGCGGCAGGCAACCCGCTAGTCGGCAACTTCATCAACTACACAGCGGGCGCAGACCGCACGGCTGCGTTGCGCAACCCGACGATCAGTCGCGCGCGCGACCTGATTTGCGGCATGATTGGCTGCCTAGAAATCGAGCAGTACGGCAGGCAGTGGGATGGCGACGAGTACGAATACATCGACCTGCCGCCCGACTCGTGGTTCCAAAATCCCGACCCGAACGTGACGCGCAATTTCATTATGTCGTTCACTGCCGACGACTTGATGTTCTACGGTCGCGCATTCTGGATTATTACGCAACGCAACGCTGCAGGTTTTCCGTCAGCGTTTACCTGGGTGCCAGCAGCCGACGTTGTGACCTGGGATCAGGCCGGGCCGCAATGGTGGGGGCCGTCATCACAAATCTATTTCCAGGGCATACAACTAGAGACGCAAGATGTCGTGCAGTTCCTGTCACCAATACCTGCGCTGCTGTTCACAGGCAACCGCGCGATCAATACTGCGTCACGCTTGGACATGGCGGCAGAACGCTTTGCGACAATGGAGGTGCCAGCCGGCTACCTCAAACAGACAGGCGGCGAGCCGATGAGCGGGCAAGAGTTGACCGACCTGGCGGCGGCGTGGTCGGAGGCGCGACTTACAGCGAGCGTCGCTGCGCTAAACGAGTACGTTGAGTGGCGCGAGTCAAGCATTGACCCAAGCAAATTAGAACTCGTTGCGGCACGCACGTACCAGGCGTTAGAGCTGGCGCGCATCGCAAACATCCCGCCGTACCTTGTCGGCGCACCTGCAGGTTCGGGCATGACGTATCAAAACGCGCAACAGGCACGACAAGACCTGTACCTCTTCGGCGCAAAACCGTACATCGATTGCATCGAGCAAACGCTGTCACTCAACAGCGTGACGCCGCGCGGTCGTTACATCAAACTGGACGTCGATTCCTACCTGGAGGAAAACGGCGTGTCGGCCCGGCAGACTGAGCTGCCCTCACCTGCCGGGTCAGGCACGTCGGTCACGCCTGGTACGCCAATAGCCGACTAGTCATGCCGTCGTTTAGACCGACGCAAGAAATGGCTGCAGAAGCCAGGCGCGGCCTTGAGTGGCGACGCGAATACAACAGGGGCGGCACGCTCGTAGGCGTCGCGCGCGCACGCAGCATCGCCAACCGACAAATGCTGCCTATGGAAACGATCAACCGCATGGTGTCATTCCTGGCGCGGCACGAGGGCGACAAACAGGGCGAAGGCTTCAGCCCTGGCGAGCCTGGCTACCCCAGCGCAGGTCGTATCGCGTGGGCGTTGTGGGGCGGCGACCCGGCACAGACCTGGGCCAACGCAATCGTCAAGCGTGTCAATGACACCACTGCACGCAAGGCAAACGCCTACGCTGGTGACATGATCTACCTCACCAGCAGCAAAGTGCAACTACTCGCCAAAGGCGACCACGACGACGACGAAACAATGGCAGCCGCGCCGCGCACAATCCAGGGCGTCGCGGTGCCGTACAACACCGTTGCGACCGTGACAGGCGGCGAAAAGGTGATGTTCCTGCCAGGCAGCCTGCCGACAGACGGCAAAGCGCCGCGCCTGCTTGAGAACCACGACGGCAACAAAATCATCGGCGTCGTAACCGCACGCGACGACGATGAGGAGGAGATGCGCTACACCGCACGCATCAGCGCAACGAAGGCCGGCGACGACGTTATCGAGCTGATCAAAGACGGTGCGCTCGACAGCGTAAGCATCGGCGTCGACCCGGTTGACGCCGAATACAACGACGAAGGCGTGCTGGTCGTGTCAAAAGCGAACTGGCGTGAGCTGTCGATCGTCGCAGAACCAGCGTTTGCGGATGCCACCATTGACACGATTGCAGCCGCTAAGGTAAGCACAACGGAAACGGAGACCACAACCATGACCGACAACACCACACCACAGGAGAAGCCAGCCGAAGCGCCGAAGGCGCCGATTTGGGCTGAAGCACGCAAAGCACCGTCACGCCTGCCCTCGATGAGCGAGTGGATTTCTGCGTACGTGCAAGGCGGCGAAAAGTTTGCTGCAGTCAACCGCATGATCGCTGATCACCAGGCAGTACACAACCCGATTGCCGCTGCAGCGGGCGACATTGCCACGACCGACACGCCAGGTCTCTTGCCTGTGCCAGTCGTCGGCCCGGTGTACAACAACATCAACTACTTGCGACCTGTCGTGTCGGCAATCGGCGCGCGAGCAATGCCGCTTGGGTCTGGCAAGACGTTCAACAGGCCAGAGATCACCACGCACGTGTCGGTTGCACAACAGGCGAGCGAACTCGCAACGCTGTCGTCGACGACAATGGTGATTTCAAGCAACATCGTCACCCGCCTGACGTTTGGCGGCACGGTGCTCGTGTCTGAGCAAGATGTTGACTGGACTGACCCGGCAGCTGTCGACATCATCCTGCAAGACCTTGCGGGCCAGTACGCCGACGCGACCGACAACTACGCAGCCGACCAGCTGCTGGCAAACTCAACCAGCTACGGCGCGTGGGCCGGCACAGCTGCAACGCTGCTCGAGGATTTGTACGGCGCTGCACAGGCAATCGCGGCAAGCACCAACGTGCTGCCAACGCACCTGTTCGTCAGCGCAGACACGTGGGCAAAACTCGGCGGCCTCGTAGACACCAGCGACAGGCCGCTGTTCCCCAGCGTCGCACCGTTCAACGCATCGAATGCGTCGTACAACGCGAGCAACTGGAACGGCAACCCGCTTGGCCTGCAGCTCGTGGTCGACAAGAACTTCACCGCGAACCGCATGATCGTGGGTTGCGCAGCCGGTCAATTCGCTGGCTACGAGATTTACGAAAACCAGCGCGGCCTCATCGCAATTGACAAGCCCGAAGTTTTGGGCCGACAAATCAGCTTCCGCGGCTACTTTGCGACGCTGATGCTCGACGCGACGAAGTTCCAATTCCTCACCTGGTCGTAAGGTAAGGAGGTCGCATGGCGACCTACACAACCACCCAGGCGCAGATCATTGACGACGTAGGCGTCATCAAGACGCTGACCGCAACACAGGTTGAGGTCGGCCTCAGCATCACGCTGTC